TTCTTTATACTGTTTATCAAAAGCAACAATAACTTCCTCAACACCAAGACCCAAGAGTAACTGAACTTGATACTTAATCAGATTACTACCACATACTGCTACCGATATATCATTCTTTAACCCAAAATAAGAAGCATATTTTAAACAAGACTTCTCACCTTCAAATAAAATAGCCTTCTTAAACAATCTTATATTATCCTTACTAAAATTAAGGTTATACAGATTAAAACCAAGAGAATGGTTATACATCTTATTATTCAGTATCGCCGGGCGGTACTTCCCAAACTCTACGGCGGCCGCGTTACATAATGTTCGTTCTCTCACTCCGATTAACCGACCATCAATATCATAGTGTGGAATAACTACCCCGTCGAATACTGGGTCATATGCGATGCCGCGCGCCTGCATCACTTCTTCACTTATTCCCTCTTGAATCCAATCTTCCACCTGTGGCCGCGGTAAATATTCTAAAATCTTCTTGTCATATTCTGAGAGGTTAATAATTTGTCTTTGATTTTTAAGGTTATTTTCTTTGTATTTCTTAAAAATTTCCCAGTCACGGATTCTTCTAAGTCCATTTGGAAAATTTTCATTTTCTCCCTCGATATGAAAAAAATCTACGATATATTTAACGGCATCAAACATTTCGATATTCTGAATCTTTTGAATCAATTCATACACATCAAACATGCCGCAATTCGTATAACACTGAAACAACTTTGTATTGTCATAATAATATAACTTATGACTATCACCATCGTGACAAATTGTTAACGACACAAAAAACCCATTGTACATAATGGGTTCTCCGCCTAACTCATCTACTAAGTCAAACACCTGTTCTATTGTAAGAGAGTTTTTGATTTTATCTTTATCAAACATTTTTATATGGACACAATTCAGAACATTCTTCTTTGTTTACATCATAACAATATGATTCACGTTTAAAATGCTCCACTTCTAATAACATTTGTGTACAATCTTGTATAAGTTTTAATAATTCTTCTGGACTTCTAATAATTATCTATGCAGAATTATTATAAGAAAAAGGATAATATGATGTTTTATCTATTGCTACTGCAACAGGCTCATTAATCTAAATGTTTCGTTTCCAAAATGAATTATAATATGAGATTTTAAGCATTATTTTTTTCCTTCTTATCTTTATTATAAAAGTCTTTCAACTTACTTAAACTTAACATCAATCCATCATATGAATCTTCATCTAAATCAATCTTATACACTTCCGTATTCCTATCGTCATATGTCAGTTGATGTCCTCCTAATTTAATAATCAACATCTTACTTGCCCTCAATTACATTTATCTTTAATGCCGGAACATTAACTATTTCATAATTATAATCTGTTACAAACATCGGTGTAAAATGACATATACCTCTATCAATACTACACCATACTAATATATCTTTATACCGGCCGCGCCGATTCTTATACACACTAACTTTCATCTGTGGTATCTCAAACCCATTCTTCGTGCAGAACTCAGATAAAGCTTCAACATCCTCTTGACTAGCCTCAAGCATAATTTCACCAAGGTCAATCTTATCCGCAATACTCTTTGCACCTCGAAGAAGGTTCTGGTCATAAACCTGCGCGCTACGATATTCACTATTTAACTGTGTTGCTGTCTCAATAAAAATGCCATATTCAACAGCTAAATCCTTCAATCTAACTGCAATCATAAACAACACATTATATTCTTTCAGCCCTTCGACACGAGACTTACCACTTACTTCTGAAAGAATTTTCATACTTGTATGAAGATAATCATGAATAATATACTTAACTCCATACTCACGAATTGAGAATCTAATTGCTTTTTCAATATCTTCTAATCCGAAATCAGGTAGCCGCCTAATCTGAATCCCAGACTCTTTTAAAATCTGAGCGGCCTTTCTCACCCTATCAATCTCATTTGCATAATAGTTGTTATTGATAATATGGTCTTCGTTAACACAAGAGACAAAAGCAAGCATCATTGTCTGTACTTCATCTATACCTAACTCAGTCGAGATAAACAGTACACCTTCTTTAGTCCCATTATTTTCCCACTGACCAGTTTTCAGATTATACAACTCTGTACAACCTATCGTACATGCATCAGCTATCAATGCTCTTGTTTTACCTGTACCAGTTGCGCCAGAACGAAGATATAACTTGCCAAGGCGGGCGCCGCGTGTTATTGAGTTAAAAATATCGCCATGTAAAGGATAACCAATCTCAGGAAATTCCATTAACTGATTAATTAAATCATCAATACCTTCACCAGCCTGTGTAAAGGCATCCTCTGCATTTTCAACATACTTTGTTTTTATCTGTTGAATCTTATCATCTATTGCATCAGCTATTTTTTCAAGAGGAGTGTTATCTAACCATGACTCTTGCTGTTCCTTCTTCTTCTCATCAAAGATATTATCAACATCATAAAGCCATGTTAAGTCTAAACCTGCCTGCTCGTGATACATCCGAAGTAATGTAAACTTTTTTAACCTATTATAATAATAATCAAACGCGGCGGGCTGTATAATCTCACCAAGCTGTTTAAGATATTCTACTCCATCGTTAGCCTTAAAGATTGCTAACTTTTTCGGTCTTTCTTTTAAATAATCTTCAATTGTATTATAATTAATTTCCTCGGCTCCGAGCGCATGAAGATTATAAATCGAACCGAAAATGATTTTATGAAAATCATTCGGAAAATCTTCTTCATTGAAATGATATTTATCATTCTCAAGTAAAGAAGGTTTATTATAAATATTGCCAATTACTTGAACAATTGCAGTTACATCAACATATTTTGTAGACATTAATCTTCATCCTCTGAGAACCAAAGTTTTATAGGTCGTGAATGTGTTGTTGGAGAGAGTATAGTGACTTCTTGTATATCTATTTTAAAATTATTACTTTCTTTCATTCGCTGTTGAGCAAGGAATATACCATAATAATACTTTCTTGCATCTTCATAAATATATGGTAAGATACCAACCCTACCATTACTTTCTTCTTTTGAATGATGTTGTATCTCATAAAACCATTTTAAAGCTTTTAGCATACCACTATAAGTAAAATGGTATTGTTTTACATATGATTCAACCTGTTTACTAATTGAAACAAAGTCATAATCATCATTGTATAATTCTTTTATATACGCCCAAAAAGCTGATTTATCTAAATTTTCTTGTTTTTCTTTATCACTAAGTTTATCATAACATTCCTGATGAGCATATCTACGACCTATCTTGACACACTTCTCAGTATCACGATCAAACTGTTCTCCACAGTATAAACATTTAACAATGTGTTTCGCCATAATACAAATCTCTCCTAATTATACTTATATTATAGCATATTTTTTAAAAAAAACAAGTGGTTTGTTAACCACTTGTTTAAACAAGAAAGGGGTATTAAGATTTGTATATAAATCAAAGAGCTTTTAACTCTTCGTTTATCAAATATAAGAACTCAGCCTGAGAAGGAATAAGGTCGGAGGCTTTCTTACCTTTTCCAAGGTAACTCTCAACTACGTGAGTAATTCGAGGGCCATTTTCTTCATTAGAATCAATAAGATTCTTAACTAATCCTTTGAACTCATCCATTAACATATCAAAATTATATGTACTATGGACAATTTCTTTTTCCTTCTCGTCTGTTACGAATTTATTATCATGCTCTGCGGCTTCTTTGTCGATGGCTTCTCTGACCGCCGCCACCAGATTATCATAACTCATAGGAATCTCTGGAGTAATATACTTAAAGCGGCAGCCGCACTCAATATTATCATCCTCTGACCTAAGTGTAAGAACACTCATTTTCTGTCCTTGCTCTTGATGAGCAAAACCAATAATATCACTCATGCCAGTAACAATAGTACGAGTTGTATTTGTCAGTGCTGGACGAATAATAGTTGTCTTGCCATCATCTGTAATGACTTCTTTTGAATGACCAATAAAGAATACTGCATAACCAAGCTGTGTTAAACTACGGAAGGTGGAATTAAATTCATCTTTAAATGCCGTCCAACCTTTACCATAACCAAGTTCACCAAGAGAAGTGATACCATTCTGGTTACAAATATATTTCTGACAAAGGTCTGCCGCGATGTCAACCGTATCAATAACGATTGACTTATAAACCTGTTTTACTTCTGTTCTTTTGAGTTCACGAAGAACCATTTTTAAATCAGTCCATGAGGTAATGTCCTGTGCCATTACCCCAGGGAGTGCATTATATCCTTTTTCAAAAGCAAGAAGTAAACAATCTGGCATCTGAACAGCCAATGTAGTTTTTCCAGTTTTTGGAAGTCCATAGATATAAGTGATATACCCACTTAAATCTCTGGAAACTTTATGTGGCTAAATGTTAAGAAGATTAATTGCCATGTTTTACCTCCTTTTACGAAACATTAAAAGTTAAATGTTTCGTTTGCAATATTGCTCATTGTTGAGGCGGCGGTTGCCTGTCCACGACTATTTACATAGTCATCATGGTTCTTCTTAACCTCTGCAAGATGAACTTCTCTATCCTGCATAGCCTTTCTCAGCTCATCAACTGTAATATCTTCACCGAACACATACTCTTCCGGGTTTGCCGCTGTAACTCTCCACTCACGAGTTGTCCGCTCAACTGTTCTCACACTTGCCGCACCAAATGCAGAAGCTTCCTCGATTTCTCTCTTAACAGTTGTACTAACAATCGCTCCTCTAACCTGTGTAAACACCGGATTTGACGGAGAAGCATCAAGACTCTGGAAGTAATTCATACCACCTTCATCCCTACAAACCAGTTCAATCGGAAGAAGTGCATTACGGAAATCAAATGTGCAACCATTAAGTGTGAGATAATCTTTCTCAATCCCAGCTTCCGGATTTGCTTCCTTCAGAACTACATTTGTGATAACCATATCAAAACGGAAAGTATTTCTCTCTCCAATAGGCGGAAGTTCATTCACAATATTAATGAAACCACCTTCATTTCTCTTCGCAGCGATATTATCACCATTACGGTTAATAAAATCATTAATTGCCATCGCCGGAGTGCAACGAAGCTTTGCCGCCTCTTCCTTACCAGATGTAATCCAGCACTTGAGGTCACCTTCAATAATCTGCTTCAGAATGTTAAAACGACTATCCTGTGCGCCGCTATTAAACTGCGGAGTCACATAACCATAATGAATCTGAAGAACATTCAGTGCATCTTCATCTGTTGCAATATCAATTGTTCCCTGGATAAAAACCTGTCCATAATTCTTTGAGGACTGATTCTTAACAGTTTTAAGTTCAAGATTGTGCTGATATAAATAACCTGCGATAACTTCCTGATTAACAATTTTTCTCATTTTCTTTTTTCCTTTAATCTACTTTGCTTACTTTTGTTTACTTTATTTTTTATCTTATATAAATATTATATCATAAATTTTTTAGTTGTCAAATTGCAACTCTTCTGGGGCAATCAATTCCTTCCCATATGGGAGAAGATTGATGATTCCACAGAACCTATGCCACTCTGTAAGTTTATGATTTTTACGTTGGAAATAAATGTTCCTAAAATTTGCATATGACATAGTTACAGTACGTGTTTGAAGCCATCCATTTGGCAACCAGCGAACTAACTCTTTCCAATATCTCTTATCTTTAGTTTCAAGGTACTTCTGACGTAACTGTTCAAGGTCATCTATAAAAGAATCAATACGGAGACCAAGATTAACATCATCTATTAAACGGAGGGAAGGGTCATAATCAATGGTCTCAAAACATTCTTTAGTAATAGGTTTACTTGTTAGTTTATGCATCGTACTTGTTGAGTTAGCAGTTGTGCCGATTTTGTATGTGTCAAACTATTTCCACCAGTATAACGGTGCCGTGATGTCAGCAGAGATAAAAATTTGCCGCATGAATTTACAATGTTCTGGACCAGATTTGATTAATCGTTGTGCAAGAGACAAATCATTTGGCCCAATCCAGAAACCTTCTTGTGCTTCAGAGGAAGGGTCATCTGTTAAAAGTCCTCGGTCAATAAGCCAATCAAAATATTTATCCTCAAGGTCAAGAATATATTTTGGGTCATTATCATACGCATCAAGGTATGACTCTCCTCCAAGCTCATTAATTACCCAACTATAAACTACATCATCAATATAATGTGAATCATCTGTTCCAAAAATTTCATAATGACTATCTGATTTATGCCAAGATTCAAGAGGGTTTCTCATGCCACGGAAGGCGGCATCCCATCCATACGTTTTTAATTTCTAAACTTTCATTTCTTATTCCCTGCCGTTACGTTATATCCTAGTGTATTAGTCTGATACATTCCTATCCAAAAGGCTTCTTTTTCGTTTAATTCTTCCTTTTTACATTCTTCCATAAGTTCAAAAGTGAAGTTATGTACTCCATACTATTTCATAGCATTATAGAGTTTGTTTGTGGCGGAGGCGTTAATACCTAAACCACACTTTATATGATCGGTCCAGCGCTTAACAATATCAACGCTTTGTCCAATATATGCTTCTTGAGTTTTAGTATTTGTAATTTTATAAATACCAATGATTTTTTCTTTTTGAAGGACACGACTACAAAGAAGTTTCAATTCTTTTTGATAATATTGTGTCCATATTAATTTTGAAAGGATAACTGGATCATGTAGTCTTGATTTGATACTGTTTAAGAAATCTATATCTTCAATACTTGTTTTAGGTATGTTGAGCATGTAGAATTGTTGATTTTCTTCTTTTTCTCTTTCTCGAAGTTGGGCGGCCGCGCTAGCACTAAGGGCATCTCTTATCTTTTTAAGTCTACTTGCTTCAGCTTCAATTTCACCATTTAATTCAACTAAAGTCTATCTTGTAAGCTGTACTTGTACCTCTCGCTCTTTATCGGCCTCCGCCGCAATTAATTCTTTTCTTCTCTTGAGTTCTTTTTCAAAAAACTCTTTTTGCTTTCCAAAGTTATCTTGCTCAACATTTAAGGTTTTACGCTATTTTTCAATCTACTCTGTTATACCATTAAGTTCTTTTTTATAACTGTCTAAATCTTTCTTCTTTTGCTATGCCTGTTTCTAAACTTCATTTAACTCTTGTTTTAAAACATATAAATTTTGACTTAATTGCTTTTGTCGGTAATTATATAATGCACATATAAAAACACAAACAAACAGACATAGAATTACTGGAATAACTACATTCATATGTCTCACCTTAAAAATTAAGGAAGGGTGTTGTTACCCTTCCTTATATATCTATTAAACCCTGTCTCTTATTAGTCTTTCAGAGAGACTTCAGCGGCACGACCCTCAGCTGTAAGCTTGATGAACTTAACAGACTTATGAGAACCATCTTCCTGCTCGATTTCGCCAACAACACGCTCCATAAGCGGAACAATGTTCTTATCAGCATCACGGTTTCTCTGGAATGTCATTGTGATAATACCATTAACTGTCTTAACGGGAAGGTCAATAGCCTCAGCAATCTCCGCGGCAGTCACGTTCTCATCCTCGTGAGCCTTCACATAGTTATAAACAGCAAGACCATTTTCATTATTAACTTTCTTAACCATAGTAATTTTTCTCCTAAGAATTATTAATTGTTCATTTGTTATAATAATATTATATTAAAATTTTTATTTAAATCAAGAAAAAATATCTTCCAGCTTACAATCTTTAGCTTGTTTTTCATCGTGGAATTTCACGAAAAAGCCATGTCGAAGAGTTTTTTCTTTATTATCTTTGCTCATGCACTGAATAGATACTACCCGATTAAAATATTTATCAGGATTTTCAGCGAAATCTTTACGTAATTCATCGGTTAATCCAGAGGCGATAGTTCCTATACTAACAATATTACCACTATTAGTATCATAAGCACCAATTTCAATAGCATTTTTCCAACCGTAATAATAATGTTTGGTTACAGGAACGGCAATATCTTCTCCATAGTGATAGCCAATAGGAAGATGAGAGCCATCATAACCATTTATCCAAAACTGCCAAGATTCAATTTCTTTACCGGTGTATTCAATAGTTGGGTCCTCAAATCCAATGATAAATGCGTCAATATAATCAACCTGTTTTGCTTTAAGCATTGTTTGCGGCCGCTTACCCGGTTCATATAAGGCGGTTTTCTTTTTAAATACCATACCTTCTTCACCAGCTGCTAATGCTTGTCCTACCGCCGCGTAAAGATTCTCAGAGGTGGCCGCCGCCAAGTCGATTGTGTTACTTTTAGATATATTTTTTATATAAATACGCTTAATGACTTGATACCTTGTCCAGTTATCATATTTTAAAAGACTAGTGCCATTATATCCAAGACAATCATAAATATAATAATGAATCGGTCCATATGACCCATTCTGTCTTTCTATTGCTTTCTGAGGGAGACAACCCATAATACTTACAACATCTTTTGATGTTTTACCAGGATAATAAATCTCTCCAAGGATAATTGTTCCATTTGGAATATTATCAAAAGCTTCTATAATATGAGGAACATTTGCCGCTTTTTCAGTAAGGAGACCAGTTTTCTTACTTACTGTACGTCCAAAGAGATAATTTTCTCCATTTGTCCCTTTTACATACATATATAAGGCGCCATCTTTTTTAAGCTGACCAAACCATGTTCCATCATCACATTTTTTAAGCTGGTCGTCTGTTGCTTTATGGATAAGCTGTGGTTCAATCATCAATCCACCAGCGCCAGGATAAAGTTCTTCTACTTTATTAAAATCAAACATTTTCTACTCCAGTATCAGTATACCATTCATGAAGTATATCTTCTGTTTCTTTATTTGCAATAGCATTATCAATAGTAAGTCTATGAATATCTTTTACCCTTTTAAGATAACCACTTTTTATAAATTGATTAAGATTTAATGGGACATAACCATAAATATTTTGACAAATATTTAAATGATAATAATCTTTAGTTTCATTTCCGTGGTCATGTCCATGAATATTAAAAGCAATATTAGAACCTTCTCCTTCTATCCAAGACCATGATTGTATATCAATAGGTTCATGAGAGAGAACAAGTTTCTGACTTATCCATAAAGGACCAGAATATACTTCATCAAAAACCTCTTCCATTTTTTCAATAGATTGGTCATGGTTACCCATAATAAGAACTTTATGACATTTAAGTCGTTTAATATAACTTAAATCTCCAACGTCACCAA